TTTTGCTCAAAGAAAATAAAAACCCCGATTTAATCGAGGTTTTTTGCCATTTGGTGCCCCGCCGCAGAGTCGGACTACGAATTGGTCCTTACCATGGACCCGTTATACCGTTTAACTAGCGGGGCGTTCAGTTACCGCTTACGCACCTCTCCGTTGAGGCCCGATATTCCGTCGGGTCGTGGAGGGTGCCTTTTCTCGGCAACGGGACAAATTATAATGTTTCAGTCACGCTCTGACAAGAGAAGATCTTCGAGCTGTGCTAATATTGACCAAAGAGGTGAACCAAATGGGGTTTGTCAAAAAGGCGATTCTGGGTCTTCCGATTCTTCTTTTGGCGTGCGCATGCTCGGCCAAATCCGGCGCCGATTACGGCTCCGATCAGGTGGGCCGCTCAGCCAAACTCACGTATTCGATCGAGAGCGATGGCACGTTCTTGGCTCTGGCTAGCATCCTCATCGAGAACGATTCGGGAAAAGATGCGGCGAACGTGGAGCTGGAGATCGGCTTTTACGTGAATGGGGATCCCGACGGCACGATCGTCGATAACGGTTCTTCGGTCTTCACCTATGAGCGCGTCAAGATCGGATTCTCCGAAGCCGACTCCGGCCATCTCGAAGATGGCAAGAAATGGCTGGCATATGCCTCTGCCTCCCTGTGGGAGAGCCCGGGATCGGCTCTGATCACGCATTGCGAATACTCGTTCTGATTGTCGACGGAAACAAAAAGCCCCCGCGATCTCTCACGGAGGCTTTTCTTTATACGGATTGGAGGCGTCGTCCGGGGGCGGCCACCAGTCCATGAACTCCAGGATCCGGTAGCGCGTTTTCCAGAATCGCCTCCGGATCCTCCAGAGTGGAGCGCCCCTTCGGACGTGGTCGCTCCACGTCTTCCAGAGCCGGTCCTTCATGGTTTCAGCGAAGGGTGACCCTGTCGCTCGGGCTTTTCTCCGTGGAACCCGTTGCCGTTTTCTCCTGCGTCACGAGAACCGTCTTGCTTTCGGCCTTGACGGCTTCGGAGGCTGTTTCGGAGATGCTTTGCGCAGAGACCGCGTTGGCGGCTTCGGAGGCGGAAGCGGCCTGAGCGGCTTCCGCGGTTGTCTGGGCGGGGGCCGTCGAGCTCTTGCTCGCCGCGAACGCCTTGATGGCGGTGACGACCTTCTTGATGATTTCGTAGAACCCTGTCGATCCGGCGTAAATGCTCAGCGCCGTTGCGCTGATGGACGCCCAATCGACGGCTCCGACGTCCCATCCCGTCTCTGCGAGGCCGATGATGACGGCCGCCAAAACGGAGAGGGCTTGCGCGACAAGGGTAATCGACCAGGTGATCACGGATTTGTCGATTCCCGTTTTGGCCTGGTATTTTTCTGCGGCGCGGTAGATGGGGATCTTTATGAGTTCGGTGAGGCCGGCGATCGCGATCGCCAACAGCCCTACAAGGAGCCCGTATTTAGAAAGAAAAGCGACGATTTCCGGAATAATGTTTTGATCCATTTATTTTTCCTCCAGGATCTGCTTCGCTTCCTCTCCCCCGGATTCTTATCTCGACGCCGGGGGATCCGTCCCCGGAACGGCCTCCCGTCCCATGCCTAGGCGGCCTTGGATCCGCCCGACTTGGCCGACGAGATCTCGGATCGTCCGCCCCTGCTCTTGCACCTCGGATTTGATGTCGAGAGTGCGCTCGTCGATGGCGTCGATCTTGTCTGCCGTCTTTTGGTTTCCGGAGGCGCATGACGCCGCCTGAGAGCGTTTGGCGTTGGGGTCCATGGTCACAGCCCCGTCCCTGCCGGGAGGCCGAGGAAGGCGTTCCTCTCCTCGACGAAGGCCCGGGCCTTGGCCTTGCACTCCTCGGCGTAGTCGGTGTAGGCCTGAAACTCCGTCCCCTTGTCGTAGACCTGCCGGATCAGGGCTATCTCGTCGTTGACCGAGTATTTCTCGCGGATGTAATAAACGACGAGATCCTTGTAGGCGATGTCGCTGTAGATCGTCATCGAGACGCGGAGGCTTGCCGCCGTCTCGCTCACGATCGTGTACTGGGACGAGGGCACGCGTGCCTTGAAAGAGGCTATCGCCTTCGCGCCGTTGATCGTAATCTTCTGAATGTTTTTCAATTCCATGTTCCAATCCCTCCCGGGTTTGATATAATGTTTTTAGGCATGTAAGTACTGAGGTGCAATATCATGCCTTTTTTTATTACTTTTTTCGGCCCGTCATCGTGGCTTCGACAGGCGGGCAGTCACGACGACGGCCTTGCTGATGGTGCCGAAGGCATCCGAATCGGAACTCCCCCCGGTGCGGACGATATTGACTCTCATAGACAGCTTCTGCGGGGACTGGGGGAACTTGCGGACGAACATCGAACCGTCCATCCTCGTCGCGAAGTCGCTCTTGAGGATGGCGAAGCCGAATCCGCAAGACAGGCCTCGCCTCCGATTGATCTTGGTCGGCATGAACACATAAGGACCCGCGCCGGTGGATTTCAGGCTTCCTGATCCGGCGACAAGGAACGGGCATCCCTCAACGACGGTCTCCTTCAACGTAGCGGCATTCGTGAAGGAATTCGAATATCCGAATACGAGACGGTATCGGTATCCGGCCTCCCGATAGAAGATTCCGGTCCCCGTCGGATCATCCCAATGCAGGTTCTTGGATAGTTTTTGGGCGACGCCGCTAACCGCGACTGTGACGCCGGATATCCAGACGCCGAACCGCGACGGTTGGACAACCATCGAGGAATTGCCCCCGTCGTAGACGGAGCTCCGCCGTGGCGCGGCCATGCCGGCCACGAGACGATTTCTCATGGCGTAGACGTTGATCGCCTTGCTGACGTCGGCCGCCGAAGCCGAGGCCAATGGGTCGACGTCGGTGAGGTGAAGATTCGGCAGCATGATCCCGATGATCTGCTTGATGGTAAGCGTTTTCTCCACATGGAAGAAGCCGTCCCCGTCAGCGACGAGGTCCGCCTTCGCGACGGGGATCATGAGCGAGGAAAAATAGGGCTCTTTGGCGGAAATCTGAAAAGACGACTTCCCGGTATTGGGATTGAGCACGGATTCGGCCATGTTCCGCCTGAAGATCCGCGCCCCGCATTCCGTGGAGCGGAACCGCGCCCCGGTGCCGACGACTCCGCCCTGCCCCGAATGGGCACACTTCTGGGGGTAATAAAGAACGAGCCTAAGGAGGCCATCCTCGGCCTCGGCGTGGGCCAGAGAGACCCTGTCGAGCGGGCCGCTGACGATCCGGATCCCGAGGCCCGGGACGTAGTTAAGGGCCATGTTGCCAATATATTCGGCTGAATTGAACGAATAGGGGTGAAAACGCGTCAAGGACGAGTCCCCGAGAACTCCGAAAGTCGTAGGTCGGATCGAGAGATCGGAAGGCCCGATCTCGTTACCGATGGCGGCTTCGGAGTCTTCGGCTCTTTTCGCTTCATCGGACTCAGCCTTTCCGGCTCTTGAGGCTTCGGCCTCCAATTCTTCTTTGGTGGCCGGATCGTCGCTTTCGTCGGAATCGAGGCCGCCCACCTTCGCGATCAGCTCCGCGATTTGCTTGGTGGCCCAAGCGATGAAATCCGGATCGCTTTCCGAAACGCTTACGGCAGCGTTGATGGAGGCTTCGACGTCAAGGTAGGCGATCTTTGATTTGATCGTTTTTGGGGTGGCGTCGTTCGTCTTCGCGACGTATTGCATGGCGTATCGCCCGCTCTCGTTAGTAAGGTTCGCTCCGACGGCGAGTTCGATATAGTGGGTGGCACTTGCATCAGTTTTCTCATCCAAAGCGGAACTTGACAAAGCCGTTCCACTTGGTTTCACGAATTCTAGGTAATGCTTGCCTCCGTAAACATTCTCGGGGAGGTCGATGCGAATCGTGGTCGCGCCGCTCTCCATCTCATTTCCAAGCTCCGATCCGCCGTCTGATTTGATGGCGATCAGCTCTCCGGAAGAATGAAGTTGCAATTCGAGTATTTTTTCCATTTTCAATGCCTCCTTTGACATTTTTGGAAATCGTTTTCACGTCTAACGTGAGGGCCCTTTATCGGAGGTCCACATCAATCCCTCGGATGAGCCGGCTAAACCGCCACGCTTCCAGAAGGGGCCGGGCTATAGGCCTTATAGGCCCGCGCCTTATCAGCCCCAGACGGGACCGATTGGAGCTCCGATAAAGGGTCCTCTCGCCGCATCATTCGATCAGGATCCGGAATTTTCCGGCGATGGTCGTCGATGATGCTTCCGCCAGGCTTTCGAATGACAGGTTTGGCGCGATCACCACCTTTTGCGAGAATGGGCTCGCAGCGATCCTGGTACTTCCACTGTAGAGGAAAGCTCTATAGGCGAAGATGAAGAAATTGTGCTTGCTGTGATGGCTATAGAGCGTCGGGTGCTTCCCCTTCGAGGATCGCGTCGAACGTATGGCGAACGCGTTCGTCGATTCCGTGATGGCCGTTTTCGAGGCGCCGATGAGCCCCGTCCCCGAATCGTATCCGGCGTCGTAGAACATGGCGCCCACATAGTCGGAAATCGGCGCGACGATGTCCTTTCTCACATAAGAGAAGGTGTCGTTCCTTCTGACCGTTACCGTTTGGAGTTGTGAGAAAAGGATTTCAGGGGTTATCTTGGCAGTTCCCCATCCGATGCTAACGGTCGGCTGCACGAATCCGGTCTTCGAGAAATAGACTTTCGTTGACCCGCTTCGGTCGCGGTATTTCCCTTTTCGGACATATCGGTACAGCCAGAATTCGACCGTATAACTGGACGAGAACAGGTTGTAATCGCCTTTGTTCTTGATGGCGAGCCAGCCATTGTAGGCGCCTCCTTTCCTTCCCTGCACTATCTCGAGCTGCGGAGCCGGAAGGATGCTTCCGATAGACGATCCGGAAGTCCCGGAAGGCGGGGTGATCGAGGTGAGCGTGTCGGTGAATGCCATAATTCCATTCGAGTCAAGGACGAGTGTTCCAAGTATCAATTGATACGTTCCGTCTACCTGGTCGATGCTATTCTGCGTGATGGCTAACGATCCGAGGAAATAGCCGATCGCGAATGTCGCGTTATGCGATGATCTCGTGATGGTTAAGAGGAGATGATAGACGGTGGAAACCGCCGGCATGACATCGCCAGTGAGATCCTTAAGCACCGTCGTAGAGTCTATCCAGATGCGATAGCCTCTCGCGATGAGGAGACCGGCCCCGATCGACAGGGTTTTTCCTGAATAGGAGATGACTGCCCCGAAGGCCCGTCCCGATTTTTTGTAGCAGGAAAGGAAGTTGATGGCCGCGCCGTTTTCCGGGTATTGCGCCACCGCGTTGTCTTCGGTGTTAAGGCTTTCTATCAGTTTGATCGCCATTTGTTTTTCCTCCTATTTTGCTAACAGAATCGGACATAGCGTTATCCCACCGTAAATGCGCCTTCCGAAATTCGTTCCGACCATGATCTCGGCTTCGGGGTAGTACTCAATCATGTTGGCTTTGTGATAAAGCTGCGACGGCAGGATTATCTTCAGAAGTGGAATCGTGCCACTCGCCACGAAGTACGGCGATAGCACCAGCATCCCGCCTCCGGTGTCAGCCTCTCTTATCGATATCTGGCCTCCGCCCTTAAAAAAGAGAGAAGTCCGCCAATCTACGACGTTGTAAACCCAACTACTTCCAAGACCTAGAAAACCAGCGTTCCATTTCGCCGTCGATAAGTGGATATAGACAAGCCATCCGAACAGGGAGGCTTGACTGTTCGAGGGAGTTTTGTCGAGGAGCTTGTACCGGACATCGTCGCCATCCCACCAACAACTGCCGGACACTCCGTCGTTCGTTGTGTGCTGATCGCTCGCTATGGCTACTTTGTTTGCAGCCATGAGGGCGTAGGATCCATCGGAATCCACCGCGAGGTTGGAACCGATCGTATGCCCTTCGAATCCCGATGAGGCTTTTGTCTCATCGGCGACTCTGGTTTTCGTCCAATAACCTGTTTGGCCATCAATTGCCGTTGAGACGATATTCCCGAAGATCTTCGAATTTGCCTTTAGGCTTAGGGTCTTGTAGGCCTCGCCTGGTTTCTTGCCATAGAAGAGGCACGTTACGTCAGAGAAAGGAAGCGGGGCGAGGGCTGTGTATTTGAACCGCCACAAAGGCATAGTGGCGATTCCGAGGACGAGGTCCGAGAGATCCTGATTATCAAGCGTGGGGTACCCACCACCGTCATAGGCAAGTTTGAGTTTGGCCGTTTCGGCGGTGACGTTCTTGGTGTTTACCTCAGCGTAGACCAAGCAGTATTTAAGTCCCGTAAGGGCGCTCAGGCTGATGACGATCGCAGCAGGGATGCTGAACTGCCTTCCATAGAGGATCCCCATGCCCGCTCCGATGGTGAACGTCTTATTCGTCTGGTCGGGCGTTCCGCTCAGTGAATCCCCGATGCCGAGCATCACCGCTCCCCTTGTCATCGCACGGTCGTCGTTTCCGATCGCGGAATGGAACACGGTTGTCGCGTCATAAGCCGTGATGTTTCCCGTTTTCTTCGATATGAGGTTAAGATTGCCCATCACGCGCCTCCCACGATCAAAGTGACGTAAACATTTATATAATGGGTTTTTTGGAGGGCCTTTACCGTTATCCCCGATGACGAGATCGTGATCTGCAGCCAGCATCCGGATGTGGAATTGTATCGGATTCCGGTGGAAGGCTGCTGGGCATTCGTATCCTCAAGCGTGCAATAAAAGGTCAAAACCTCACTACCCACATATCCGTTCGTGCTGGGAACGGAGGAGTAATTAGATATTGTCGAATAGTACGTCCCCGTCACTTCGATGAGATAGCCTAGAAGCGTTCCCGTCGGAGCGGTCCAATTCGCGGTCCTGGTTTCCCCTTCCGCAATCTCGTCAGAAAAAGTCGCCGTGATTCTTCTCGTCACCAAAAGTCGGACGTTTTTGTTGATGAACCTCAGATCGGCGTCGATCTGATTGGTATTGCCGCTCGGTCCGATAGACAATGCGGTCGTCCCAATGTCCGCCGATCTCGCTTTTTTGACGTAGCCCGTCCCTTCTTCGACAAGATCGCTGACGGCGTTCCCGTTGATGACGCCCGCCCCTGGTATCGAGAGGGCCGCCTCGGCCGTACCAGGCTCCCTGATATGTCGGTAATCCGCGTAAAGGCTAAGAGCAGACCCAGTCCAGTAAAACATGTAAAGCGGCATCGTGGCCACGCCGGATGAGCTGGCATAGATGTCCACGTTTCCAAGACTTGGGAGCCCAGATCCATAGACTGTTTTCAGCGATATCGTTTCTGGATTCGTCGTGGCGTTTATCTCGACGTAAACCAGGAAGTATATGCTACTGAGGTTGACCAGGGATATATCGATGGTTTTGCCGTCTGCGAGCTCAAACTGCCGACCATAAAGCGCCCCCATCCCGGAAAGGATCGAGAGGGCTTTCGTCGCCAAATTGATGGAATAGCCAAATTGGCTGTGAACGCCCTGGAAGACGATGCCCCGGGTCGCCCCGGAATAATCATGTCCAAGAGCCGAGTGGAAAATGACGGCATCGTCATAGGCGCTAACGCTCCCGCCGTTCTTTCTAATAAGCGTCAGATCTGAATCGCTCATTTTTCATTCCTCCCGTTGTCATAAATAGAAATAGTCGTCCAACCTTCCGAAGCAGCATTTTTTGGCCCCTGAAGAGTCCTCGCTTACCCACATCGTCGGAAGCAGTTTCACGGTGCTGTCGTCAGCGCTGTTGTATCCGTATATGAGCCCTTGACTATAGACGGTCATGCTCTCTCTCAGGCTCTTCCCGGCTGGGAGTCCGAGATCAAGGGTGACGGAACCTTTGTAGCGGTTCTTCAGCATGGCGTCCTGAGCGTCCGAGCAGGCCTTTGCGAAGTCGTCGTCGATGAAGGTCACGTACTGAGCCGGATATCGGAGATAGGCGCTTCCCGCGTTGATGAGGGCGAGTCCGGCGCTCTTCTCGAGGACGCTTTCGGATCCGTCCGATAGGTTGAAGATCCAATATTCGGAGGATGAAGCCCCGTCGGTTGATCGGGCGAGGGCCCGATTCGCATCCGTCGAGTCGTCGACAACTCTGGCCTGATCGAAATCCGCGAGCTTAATCGGGAAGGTCCCCGAGAGCAATTTGGCTTTGAAGGCTATCGTGCCTTCGGTCTTCTTCGTGTCCGCGTTCGTCGTCACCTCCCCTTCCGCGACGATCACGAATCCGTATCGCATCATTGCTGATTGGAGCTCGGCCCACAGATCGGCTTTGTCGCTGGCTGAAGGGATCGAAGCGCTCACCCACGCGGGCGGGTTCGTGGCGAATTCCGAGACATCGATCGAATAGGCGACTCCGAGATAGCCGCCGGCTGCGGCAATAGGCCTGCCGAGGAGGTACGAGACCCACCCGGCGACGGTCGGCGACGTCTGATAATTGGCGTATTCGATATAGAGTTCCTGAAGGAAGATCCTCCGAAGATCCATCGCAACGACTTTCGTCACGCCGTCCTCTGTCTTCGGCCTTCCGGAAAAAGCAAGATATTTCAACGCTCCCTCGTCCTCGAAGAGCGCGACGTAGACGGCCGATCCGCTTCCGGAAATTTCCTCGGTCGTTGCCGTGAAGCTGTCCATCTCGTAGGCACAGCGCTTCAAAGACCAGGAAGAGCAATGATATGTTTTCTTGGCTCCGAGCGCTTGGAATTTTTTGTCGTAAAGGCAGATGTACATTTTTTCTCCTAGATCGTGTATTGGACGGTCTTCACCTCCACAGATGGCTTTGTCGAATCGGTTTGGTCCAGGTTTGGCGCGATGACGCTTTCCCCTGGCTTAGCATAGAGAAACGTGCTTTCCGTTTTATCGATCTCGTTGTAGTAATCGGTTTCGTCGCCGTTGGCATCCGTATAGACGATTCGCTCATTGACCGCATCGACTTTCAGCGAGCAACCCTTCGCGAGATCCATGCCACTGAATTTGATCGTTGAATAAACTTCCCCGTTCTGCTGAAGGGAGGCTTGGGGCGAGACAATGTGCCCATGGAATATCACAACAAGCGGGATCTTCTTCATGAACGTGTTGGTGATTTTTCCGCTGTTCCCGTAACTTCCTCCGCCATAGGCGAATGGATAGCCATACGGGTAGGCCAAAGCCGCCGTCACGATGGAAATGATGACCTCGGAGCTTTCCTTGCTGTAGGGGAGCGTTATCGGCTGAAGCGTGAGGGTTCCGTCTGCGACGTTGGCCTTAAGCTCGCCGGGGACGAACTTCTTGCAAACCACGTCCACGTATCGATCGGTTCCGGAATCGCCCGAAGCCGCGGTCTTGGTGTTTATCCGAAGGGTAGTCCGATAGACCGATGCGTCGATGTACTGAGCTATCCAGTTTCTGAATGATTCGATCCTGGACAAGGCGTCCGGCCCTACGAAGGCGAGGTTTAGGACGATGTCGTTCTTCTGCACCGTCTGTGAGACGATGTAGTCGATGACAGGTCCCGATTGAACGGTTATCAATTGCTCAAAACCGCCGATTCCGGACGGCGAGACGATCTTCGGCTGTGAGGTCTCAGAACCGATTTCCGCGAATGCGTATCCGTCAAGCCTGTTCCAATCGAGGTCCCGGATGATCAGTTCATATGTTCTGAGGTTCATACATACCCCTTCTGCTTTTTGGCGTTGACAACCGCGGCTACGATCTCGTCCGGATCGGAGTCGGATTTCACGTAGACGTTCGTCGTGCTGTTATCGTTGGTCGTCGTTGTCGTGGAAGTGGTTGGGGCCGCGCTGCTGCTAACGGCGTTGGCGATGCTCGAGCTGAGAAGCGCCGCGCCGCCGATGATCGCCCCTGCGGCTACGACCGCCGCCACGGCGAGCATTACCGGATTGCTCGAGAGCGCGTCCAAAGCCGACTTGAGCGCGATGACGCCCGAGATAAGGCCTGGAAGCGCCGCAAGGAAAGCTAATGCTCCAACTACCGCGATCTGACCGGCTGGACCTAATGCCGCGAAGCCGTTGGCCAAGCCTTCCGCAAGAGGAGCCAAATCCTCCAAGATCTTTGCCGTCGATTTGAACAAAGGCATGAGGGACTCGCCAAGCTGCGCGGCGACTTCCTGGAATTGCTTTTTCAAGTCGGTGTAAGTCTCTTCTAGCGTTTTGGCATCGGCCGCCTGCTGATTCGTCAATTCGCCGTTGTCTTTGAGATTGTCGTTCAAGGTCGATACTTCGCTGGCAGTGAGGCCGGCGACCTTCGCCACCGCCGTTCCGCTATCGCCCAATAGCGCCGTGGCCAAAACGGCCCGCTCGTCCGCGTCGGCGACGTTGCTCAGCGCCGTCTCTATGATCTGAAGGGCTTCTGCAGGTGTTTTCCCTTTGAGGTCGTCCATCGTGAGCCCTAGACTTTTCAGCGCTTCCTCGTTTCTCGTGGAGCCTTTCGAGATGTTCGCCAGGACTGTTGTTACGTCGCTCATGGCGGTTTTGTAGTTGTCGGCGGAGCCCGTGGTTTTTTCGAAGACGTTTGACATCTCCTGATACGTTTCCGCGCTGACGTTGAGAGCCTCTGCGTTTTTCTCGATGGCGGAACCCGTCGTTGCGAACTCAACACCGATGGCGACGATGGCGGCCAAAACGCCAAGCGCCACTTTCGAGATCCCGGAGAATTGGGTCTTGAGAGTCTCCAGCGACTGGGTGTTGAGCGCCCCCGTTTGCTGTTTCATCAGGGTTATCTGGCTTTGGGTTTCGGCGATCTGGACATTCAGCTTTCTGTATTGTTCCTGATCGACCGGGACTCCGGCCGCAACCTGTCTGTCGTATTCGGACTGCTTCTCCTTGAGCGTTGAGAGTTTCTGCTGCGCAAGGTCGATCTGCTCTTTGAGAACTCCCGTCTTGACGCTGGCCAGGCTCATGCTGGTCGGATCAAGCTTGAGCGCGTTGTCAAGGGACTTCGAATCGGTCGTGCACGATTTAAGAGAGGCGCTGAGCTCTTTGAGCTGGGCGTCGATCTGGCTGAGATTTCTCGTTACCGTGGTTTCTGCCATATCCTAAATCCTTTCATTTCGCCTTTTCGTCGATTTTGGCCTCGACGGCGGCCGCTACCCTTCCGTCCATGCCTTTGAGAAGATGGACGGCCTCGTCAATATGGTGCGTCGCTTCGTAGTTGCTTTCTTTCCCGCCTTTGTTCAGAGTTCGGGCTATCTCGGAGAAAGGCTGGCCGTGCTCGTCGTAACCAACGTAGTCGATCTTCCAGCCGTACTTCTCAATTGTGTCGACTTTAGCCATTTGGAGAGACGCCTTCAGCGCTCCGGTCTTCACCGGGGTGCCGGCGTACATCTTGGCGAAGCAGGCTTGCGCCTCTTTGTCGATCTGATCCTTCATGGCCGCCTTGACGGTCGGCTCGAGAGAGGAAGACATGGAGGCAAGATAAGAAGTCAGAGGGGATTCGTCTTCCGCCATTTGTTGTCTTCCTCCTTTCTCTCAGAGTTCGATCGAGTTCTTCCCTCCTGGGTCGGGGAAACGTTTGGCGAGCCATTGAAACACCTCTCCGGGGCTCCAAACGTCAAGCCAGTAATCAGGCAGCCCGGACGCTGAGACGGCGATCGCTATGGCGAAGTCCCAGCGGATGGGGTCGCCACTTCCCCCGCCGGCTCTTTTTTTGCCGAGGCGTCGGCGTCGGCTGCGTCTTTGACCAGGAACTGGTCGATGATGGCGTTCCAAGCGCTCGATTTGATGTCGCTGGTGCTGACTTCGTCGTAGATGGCTTCATCGGTTTTCGGAAGGTTGGGGTCTTTGCTCGCTTTGCGGTAAACGACGTAAAGATTCGCGGCGAGGGCAAGGGTATTGTCGGAATTGGCGTCCTTGCTTATGTCATGCCCGGTGAGTTCGACGTAAAGCTGGGGCACGCGTCCGGTGTCAGCCAGTTTGTGCCCTTTGAATTCCGCGGTTTTCATGTTCCGCTGACCGGTCCTTTGTAGAGGTCCGTCGCCGCGGGTTCGTTCGTGAGGACGTATCCGGTGTTGCCCTCGAACACCCTTTCGTGCAGGGTGTCGCCCCAGGTCGCGGTAGTGATTGGATAGACGGTGAATGAGAGCTTGATCGAATCGGCGGTTTCCGAGGCGATCTGTGTCTTCGCGGCTTCGTCAAGAGGCTGGAAGACGCAATCGTAGACCCAAGTCTGGTATTTCTTTCCCTTCTCGTTCCCGCCCGAGAAGAAGAGCGCGACGTGTTGTTTGTTTTCGGCAATCGGGAAAATCAGGTTTCCGTTGCTGTCTTTTTTGGCGAGGCCGAGGGCCACGATCCCATCGGGATCCGCGCCGTAGACCTCAAGCGATCCGGTACCTCCTAAAACGGAGGTGTGCTTCTCCTGCTTGTCGTCCGCCTCGAGCGTCTTCGAGGCTTTGTCCATGGTCAGAGAGCACGAGATTCCGTTGGTCTCGGCCTCCCCGGTCCCGGGCGTGATGAGCTTCACCGGCGCCGACACAGTTGGATATCCATCTGAGCCTTTCGCGGTGAAGGGGAAAATCCTCACATTTTTAAATGCCATTTTGGTTGGCCTCCTAAAACTTTTTTGTCGCTGAGAAACTCAGCTGGTGCCGCTTGCTCGAAATATCGTAGAATGGGCTTCCCGCAAGCTCGAACTCCCATTCGTCTTTCTCAAAGGCTTTTGATATCCGGTCCACCGCCGCGACGACTTTCGCGTCGTCGGGCTTTTTTGAGGTCCAGACATCGATGTATGCAGTGACCGCCCTGGACGCCGCGGAATCATCAGCGTGCCCGATGGCCGCCGACGAATTGATTCTGTAGACAACGAACGTGTCTTTTGCGGATGCATCCTGGTCTTCGCATCGAGAGAGCCAGAACAGGGTTTTCTTCGTTTTCTTGATTTGGTCGATCTCGAGCGAATCGCCGTCGACCAGTCCCGCCTCCTGAAGAGACTTTTGGATCTCCTTGAGGGCTTCCGCAATCGTTTTCGGCGCGCTCATTGGGCGGGCCTCGGGAAGATCTTCTTCGTCGCGTCGGATGGCTTATCGAAGATTTGGCAGGTTAGCTTCAGCTCGGTGTCTCCCCCTTCGAACTCATCCGTAAAGAGGATCTTGAACGTTCGTGACCCGGACTCTATGAAGTCCCCGGGTTTTATTCCAGGGCGGAAATTGATGACGATGAGATAACGATTCGCGGGGAAACTCGCCTCGCTCTGATCTTCTGTCGTGGCGGCAATCTGGCGGATGTAAGCCCAGATTCTCGTGCCTTCTGCATGGTGATAGACTCTCTCGAGATACGTTCCGCTGGCGCTTTCGTTTCGCCATTTGACCGTCTTCTCGGAATAGATCGTCACCTTGTGATGCTTATCCGGATAAGCGTACCCGCTCATGATCCGGACCTCGCGGCTTTCGCCTTCAGAAGGCATAGATATTCGACGATCCGGTCTTGGAAGTCATGATCGGCGTCATGGTAGAAGTTCTGCTGTAGTTTCAATTTGGCGCAGGCTTTGGCCAGGGGATCGATCGGGTTTTGCTTTTCCCAATCGGTTCCCGTGGCGTTGTCGATGTAAGCTGTGGCCGAGGCGTTGTCGCCGGCAAAGACTTCCGTTTGACAATCGTCATCGAGGCGGAGCGCGTCGCATGCCTCTTTATCGGTCAGTATGTTGCTCGGTTTGTCCATCTCGGCCACCTCCTTTCAATCAGACGTCGTTAGGCGCTAAGCTTGCCGTAGACAAAGGCGCTCGGGACTGCAATCGTGCAGGCGAAAACCGATGTGTTGTAGCTGGTGATGTGTTTGTTTTGATCGTGCTTTGATTCGGAGCTAAGGGGGCTGAGAAGATTGGCCTTGAAATAGCTCGAGATATTGCCGATCACGTAATCGCCGTCGTTGAGGGTATCGTCGATCGCGCAGGGCACGTTGACGACAGTATTGACGCCAACCGTGTTGTTCACGATCTGGAAGATGTAATCCCCGTTCGAGTCTTTCGTGAGAAGGATCTTATTGCTCAAGGAACGGCTCACGTAGAGCTTCGCCCCTTTGGCATAGATGGATTCTTCGCTGGTGATGCCAGCGGCGATGCCGTCGAGCTCTTTGCCAGCGGCGTAGGTTTTTGCGGTAAGGCCGTTAACGATTCCGGAGACGTGAGAGTTTCCGTCGGAATCGTTCGCGCCGATGCCGTAGATCAATTCGGCAGCCCAGTCGTAGGTCAGATCTTCGAGCATCTGGCTAAGGATGTAGGAGCCAAGATCGATGGCCGAGAGAAACACCGCCTCGTCCGAAACATCGACGTTGAGTTGAAGCCAGCCTTTAACGCCGCTAAGCTGTCCCCATTCCCAGGAAGCGGTTCCAGTCCCATTTCCTTCGCTTTTGGCTTTCGCTTTTGAACGCGATTTCCGATACGGGAAGACGGTAAGACCTTTCACGTTCGTGAAGAGGATGTCCTGAAGGATCGGGGTGAGTTTTTTCTGCTCGTTGAGCAAATCGAGAATGACGTTAGTGGCAATGAAGACGCCGGCGTTGTTGGTCCCGTTGACCGTCGCGCTGGGGGCGACATAGGTCACTGCGGTCGTGGTGAGGGCGGTATCAAGGGCGCGTTGCTCGAGGTCGCTCGGCTTTTGTTTGAGCGCGGCAAGGCCAAGGGCGAGGCGAAGAGCCCCTCTCTTGTCAAGATGCATCATGCCGGACTCCGGAGTCTCTCTCTCGCTTCCCGAAAGTGGAACCGGGTGGCTGTTGATGGCATCGAGCCCCGCAGAGCGAAGACTGACCCCAAGTTCGACTTCGGCTTTGTTCCTGTCTTCGGAAACGGTCTTCGCCTCCGTGACGAGGGCTTCGAGTTTGACGGGATCCTTCTCGGCTTTGATAAGGTCTTCAAGTTGGGAGGCCCTGGTTTGTTTGGCGGCGATTAACGCTTTAAGTTCTTCGATAGTCATTTTGTGTAATCCTCCTGAGATTACTTTTTCGGATCATCTATCTTTTGGCCTAAATAGCCGAGGCCGATGATTCGCAGCCTCCGGCACTCCTGCTCTTGCTTGAGGGTCTCCGCCCTTGCGAGGATCGTCTCCGCGTCTCCTCGCCGCCTTGCATAGAGTTCCGTATTCCCATACGCCGCAAACGGCACAGCCGCCACGTCGTAGAGCTTTCTGATTTTATTGACGACGAAGGTGATTTCGCCGGGGATCGATTGGTCGATCACCTCATCGGTATCATCTCGCCTGAAGGCCCAGGACATTTCGCTCAGGGTCCCGCATTTGACGGAAGTGAACAGATCGTGGCTTACCGATATCGGATCGAGAACGGCTCGGAAGTTCAGCGATTCTTGCGTGTCGATGAAAGTGAGGCCCTTTCCGCCTCTGGCCATCACCATGACATCGTCGCTATGGTTGTACCGGAAGAAGCAATCGTGAAAATCGCATCCCTGGAACGCGCCGCGTTTCACTATTTCGCAGACCTTCATTCCGTTGTCCAGAGTGAATAAGGTGGCTTTCTCCTCATAAACCACCGCTTTCCCCTCGAGGACCATCTCATCGGACGGCTCGCCATCAACGGGGAGGCCGGCCCTGACTTCGAACAGTCTGTGATAGCTTGTTGGGCGAATCAGTTTCTCCATCTCCTCTTTTGACAGTGTGTTTGACATTATTTGCCGTCTCCTTGGCCCTCCGCGGGCTTAGTTTCGCTTTGACTCGGATCAGCGTTCGGGTCTTCCCCGTTCGGTGCGCCGACGCCCTGGTATTGATCTTGTTTCGAGGCTCCGACCCAGTTGAGATTGACCTGCGCCTTGTCGCCACCTTCGATCGGGTCTTCGCCCATGTCCTTTCGGAGGTCGTTAGGGACCACCACCGGGAACTTCAGCTTGAGCTCGACCCGCTTGAGGGCCGTGTCGTTGCTCATGACACTCATGCCATCGGTGACTATCCGGATTTCGTTGCCCTTGAAGTATTCGTCTTTTGTGAAGAGTTTCGCGGTCATCTCGACTGCCAGGGCCTTCAGTGGGGGCTGAACGCTTCGCGCAAAATAGCTATTCCAGTCGTCCTCTGTGAATTTCCCTTTTATGATCTCGGGCGATATGCCCAGGAATTCGTGCACCTTGCTTTCGACGGTTTGGATTTCTGGGGCGAGCGGCCATTTGCCAGAACTGGCGACTTCGGTGACCTTGTCGCCGGCCCCGATGTAGGCGGCCGCGTTCTCGCCGCCGAGGATCTCATTCATCTGCTTCTCAATTTTCTCCCGGTCCTGGTCGTTGTAGACGGTAGCGCCCTGGATGATGAAGCGAAGGATGATGCTTTGTTTGACGGATTTGTCCAGCCCCGTATAGCTCGTGTCGATCACCCGGATCATCTGATCGATCGCCCTGCTGCGTCCCGACAGGATCTTTCCCGGATCCGCTTGGCGCTGAAGGACGATCATGTCATCGATCGGGTAATAGTGGGTCTGTCCGTTCAGCTGAAATTCGAACCAGAGGCGCCCATCCGGGCCCTTCCCTATTCGAAGCGAGGAGGAGTCCGGATCAATCGGCCACAAAGCGGCCGGGGTCCTTTGGTCGTGGGATCTCTCTATCCAGGTAAGCGAGTAATTCCGGTAATAAAGATTCGTGCAGATGTTCTTGTAGAACGCCGGCGCGGTCAACGTCGGATTCGGCTGGATCTTTAAGATGTAATTGAGGCCTGATCGCGTCTTGTCCGGCATGTCGTTGAAGTAGCAGGTCGGCACGATCTGGCTGAAGAAGTCGGCATGGGCGGTCACGGCGCTGACGAAGGTCGAATTTAGCTCCACGCGCTCATTGCTCTCGAACGAATCGTTGAAAAGCGTTAGAAGCCGCGAATAATCGAAATTAGCCGTTTGGGCTTTCTTCGCCGGAAAGAGCCAATCAACTAAATTTGCCCAAGCTCCCATTTTTCAATCTCTTCCTTTCTATTGCGGCATGAACACCGTTGGCGACTCACAGTAGCTGACCAAGCAGTCAAGGATTGTGGAGGGGCCGTCGATTTTGTTGGCCCGCTTCTCTCCGGCTTTCTTTGGCATCATGTTTCCGTTGGAGTCCTGCTCCAGTTGGATGTTTGAGAGCATCCATCTCGTAACGGGATTCGCCTGATAGACCAGGTTTTTCTCGCGCAGAAGCGTTTCCATCTTCTGCATCGGGATGCTCATCGTCTTGAAGCCCTGCCTCACCGGGACCAACACCACATCGCGCATGTAGCCTCTCCGGGCGAGCTCATCGATGAGTTCCGGGGCGCTCCATGCGTCGTAATCGACTTTCGAGTAGGTGATCTTGTAGGCTTTCCGGATCTCCTCCATATAATCGGCCAATTGAGTCGTTCGTATTGCGTGTTCCCCGCTGACGCGGATGAGCCCTCTCTGGATCCAACTGTCCCATGGGGCTCCGCTGGCCTTGGCCTCGGGGCTCTTGAGGAAATCGTCCGTCATCCAGTACATCGTCAGCACGACGATCTTCTTTTTCGCAGAATCGAAGAGCATCGTCGTGAAGGCCGTGAGGTCGTTTGTCCGACTCAGATCGAATCCGCCTATCGCGTGGCCATAGAGGAACGTCTTCTGAAGATCTTCCTCGCCGTAGGCCTCGTCGTTGATGATGATCGAGGGCTCGAGCCATGCCTCGTTTCTGACGCCCAGCACGTTGAAGTCCTTCGTGAGAACCGTGTTCCGGAACGTCGGATCGCCTTTTGCTTGATTGACGAATTTACGGAGTTGCTCGAATTTCTTGATGACACCGACGCTCGGATTGGCTTTGACCCACATGCGTTCGTCATCGATCTCACTGACGTCGTCCATTTCGTAGATGATCGCCAGAAGACTTGAATCGTCGATGGCCCCGCTGAGGACTTTAGCGGCGTAATCGTACTTCTCGTCGTAGAGCCCTTCCCTCATGAAGCCGGCCGTCGTAATCATCGAGATCAGCGGCTGGCGCCTGGTGGAGGTGCCCTGAACGAGGATGTCGTACACACTGTGCGGAAGCTCATGACATTCGTCGATGATGGCGCAGCTCACGTTGAGGCCATCCTGCGTGTTCGTCTGCTTGGAGAGGGCCTGGAACGTGCTGTCGCGGAATTGGATCGTCGGCGCCGGGAACACCTTCGCCCGGAAGTAATGGCTGAGCTCGGGGCTCTTGGCCACCATTGAGCGTGCTTCCTCCCAGACAAGCCTCGCCTGAGCGAATTTTGTGGCTGCGACGTAGACGCACGCGCCTGGTTCCGTCATCTCCATGTAGAGGCCGAGGGCCGCATTCTCGGTTGATTTGCCGTTCTTCCGGCCTTCGATGGTGAGCACCTCGGTGAACCGACGAAGCTTAGTGACCCGGCTCTTGATGCCGAACAAAGCCTCGTATTTGGATTTTTGGAACAGCATTAGCTTCATCGGCTGGCCGCTCCAATCGCCTTTCGACTGGCAGCAGAACGTCTCGCAGAACTCGATGAATCCCTTCCCGGCTTTCTCGTCGAGGTACCATTCTTTGGATTTGCCTTCGACGATCGGCCGCAGGATCTCGCAATAAAGGCGTTTGATCTTCTTGCACACGACAATCTCTCCGCTTTCGATCTTGTTGGCGTATTCGATGATGTAACTCATGATTTCGCGATCGGCCCGTCATCGTCGACGGGCGACTCCCCCTGAATCGAACGGAGGAACGAATCGAGCTTCCCTCCTTTTTTGGGAGCCGCCGGATTCATGCCCATGCGGGCTCTTCCCACCGGTGTCAGAAGAAGCTGTTCCGCCAATGAGGACATGACCGCGCTTTGGCGATTCATCGTCGAGAGCGTCTTGTCGATCACCCTCTGCGTCTCCTCGCTAGTTGTGGCAATAGTGCCCTGAAGCTTCGTAACCCATATATTCTCCGCGGCTTTGTAAACGGCGAAGGCCTCGCAGTATTGTCGCAGGGCATCGACGTCCAGGTCGTTTAGCACTTGACTGGGCATCCTCCGGTACAGTTTCATGAGCCCCCGCCATTTGGCTTTCGCGGCTTCCGACATGTCTTTCGGACATGAGAGCGCGTCGCTGGTCTCGAGATTCCGGGCCACGTCGATTTTAAGGGTCTTAACCGCTTTCGATCGATGGCTTTTCGAGAGCCCCGGCGCAAAGGGCTTGCGCCCGCTTCCCGGTCTCGACCCTCCTTTGCTCATGCATCCGGCTCCCCTTTCATAGTTTTTGAGCCTTCTGGCCCGTGTACTTCTCCCAGCGGCCGATTATCACATCGACGAATTTGGGGTCCAGCTCCATCAAGCAGGATCGGCGCCCAAGCTCTTCGCAGGCGATCAGCGTAGAACCACTCCCGGCGAAGGAGTCGAGGACAAGCTCGTTTTTCCTCGAGCTGTTCGCGATCAGCCTTCCGATGAGACGAATGGGTTTCATCGTCGGGTGCTCCTCCGACCTGAGCGGCTTGTCCTCGTCTATGACAGTGACTGGGACCTTTTGTTCTTTGAGAAGGTCGCGCACAAGCTTCCTCAACTCCGGCGCTTTCATCTTCGAGGTGTCCCTGGCCTTCTCCTCCAGGACCGTTGAGTATCCGCGATCGTTCACGAAGTAATGCGGCGCCCCGTCCTTCCAGCCATAGAGACACGGCTCGTGCTTCCATTGGTAGTCCTGTCGCCCCAGCGTGAACTGGTTCTTGTTCCATATCAGCGTCTCTCTGACCTTTATGCCGCATTCCTCCATCGCCTCCGAGGCGCGCCAGCTTGGGTTCCAAACATACAGAGACCCCCCTGTTTGAGATTTTCGGACATGAGGCGGATCGACTTGGCCAAGAAGGCCTTCCAATCGGTCTGGCCCATCTTGTCGTTGAGGATCTTTCCGGCTCCGCCCTTGTAATCGACGTTGTAGGGCGGATCCGTCATGACGAGATCGGCGGTTTCCTTGTTCATCAGCCTGGACATCGATGCCGGGTCGGTGGCGTCCCCACACATGAGGCGATGCCGTCCCAGAAGGTAGATGTCGCCGAGTTTCGCTTTCGGCGTTTCCGGGATCTCAATCTCGAAATCGTCTTCTTTGAGATTGTCGGTCGCGGAGTCGAGCCTGAAGCCGAACTCGCCGAGATCGATCCCCGCGATTCCCTTCAGCTCAGCCGCAAGCTTCTCATCGTCCCATTCGGACAGTTCGCCGGTCTTGTTGTCGGCGAGCCTCCAGGCCTTTATCTGGTCTTCGGTGAGGTTTTTCAGGACGATGACCGGCACTTTGTCGAGCCCAAGCCTGAGCGCTGCCTTGAGACGCGTGTGGCCAGTGGCCACCACTCTCTTCTCATCGCAGGTAATGGGCACGTTGAAGCCGAACTCGCGGATCGAGGCGGCGACTGCGTCGACCGCCTTATCGTTTTTGCGCGGATTGTTCCCATAGGGGATGAGATCGCGGGGGCTCATCCACACGATCTCTGCTTTTCTCGCGCTTTCTCCGCTTTGATCGGCTTTTACGGTCATTGTCCTCAAAATCCTCCTGAATCTTTGAAAAGGGGCGAATATCTTTTTTGGCTCCCCGCCCGGTGAAAAAACACTGCGTTATTTCGGCCATCCCCCGGGGGGTGTCCTGGGCTCGATCGACACGACGTCGCCATTGATCCCGAACTTGCATCGGCCGTGGCTCTCGTTGCCCCGCATTGAATCGTGGCAGCTTTTGCATAGGAGCATGAGGTTGCCCATGCCTACGCGGATGTTGGGATCGCCCACGTTGTCTTCGGTGAGCGGGACGATGTGATGCACTTCCGTGCCTTTCTTCCCGCACTTCTCGCATTGACCGTGGGACATCCTGATCTTCAGATCTCGGGCGTCGCGCCACTCGCCGCTGTGGTAGAAGGCGTCGACCTTCGGCCCTTGGGCAGATGGCATCGTTCGCCCTCCTTGTGAATTGGGGCAGCCTCCACCGTGGGAAGAAGTGAAGCCTTGAACTCTGCGGCGGATCGCTGCCCTCGGCCTTCTTATACGCCAAAAAAAGCGGGCGCATTAGTAGCCCGCTAGTATACTTTTGGTTTACTGTTTACTTAAGTTTGTTTCGATAGGTCCTTATTATCTTGCAGACTCCTTGCTTGCTGTAATGGAATTTAGACGCGCACCGTCTTAGCGACATCCCCTTGACGAAATGGAAGTAGACGACCTTCCATCTCCTGTCGTCGCTCGACATGAGTTTTCTTATGGTTTCCTCGTCCCTCGCTTTCTCCTCGGTGAGGGCCTGCAGCTCTTTCTGCTTGGCCTCGATTCTGGAATCGACTGTCAGGAAGCCGCGGAGGACGCCGAACCTGTCCTCAGGCATTTCCGTTTCCCCCGGCTTCCCTTATTCTCGCCCTCACGGCTTTGATGAGGTCGTCCTGGGTCACGGCTTTCCGCTCGAGGGCCTTCTCCACCTCCTCGTCCTCGGTGCCTTTGGCCACGATGTGATAGATGACCACCGGATGCTCCTGACCTTGCCGCAAAAGCCTGGCGTTCGCCTGCTGCGTCAGCTCCAGGTTCCATATCGGGGTTATCCAGACGATGATATGCCCTCCGCCTTGCAGATTGATCCCAAAGGCGCTCGACGCCGGATTGGCGAGCAGGATCTTGATCTTCCCGAGGTTCCAATCGGTGACGTCCTTCGGCCCATCGAGCGTCCTTGGCCCGTAATCGCTCAGGGCCTTGAGGATCCGCTCCCGATCGAATCGGTAGTTGTAATAGACGAGGATGCTCTGCCCCTCGTTGTCTTCGACGATCCTTTCGAGGGCTTCCAGTTTGAGCCTGTGGATCTCCATCCAAGGCTCCGAATCGCTCCCGCCCGTGTCGACCCGGATTTTCTCGCAGTCGTGGTCCCTGCTCACAAGCGCCGTCGTATGGATCGGCCTTTCGACGTAGACGGCCCCGTCGGCGACCTGGAGAAGCTTGTTGACGACCACTCCGGCGCTCGCCGCCGTCAGCGTCTCCTTCCCCACTTCGCAGAGATAGTCCCTCTCGAGGCGCCTCGAGATCTCTTTGATCCCGCTTGGCAGCGCCAGCTCGATTCTCTCGTCGATCCTCTCCGGCATCTTCAGGACGTCCTTGGCCCTTATCGAGATCGCGACGTCGGAGATGCTTTTGTAGATCTGCTCCTCGGCCCCTTTGTTCGGAAGATACTCGAAGACCACCATGCCGTTGTGCGCCCCGGGATGGAACCATCTCTGCCGGAACGCCGTTATCGTCCTTCCGAGCCTTTCGCCCTGGTCGAGGAGATAGATCTGCGCCCAAAGATCCTCGAGGCCGTTCGGCGCCGGAGTCCCCGTCAGAAGCAGGACGCGAGGCGTCGCGATGGCCATGGCCTTGGCGGCCTTCCACCTCTTCGCCGCGCGGTTCTTGAAGCTCGAGCTCTCATCTATCACTAGCATGCCGAAGGGCCATTTCCTCCCCTTGGCTTCGTAATGCTCGATGAGCCAAACCGCGTTTTCGCGGTTGATCACGTAGACGTCCGCGTCCCTTTCCAGCGCCGCCTCCCGCTCCGCTTCCGATCCGAGGACGAGCGACATCCGAAGCCCTCTGAACTCGTCCCATTTTGCGGCCTCGTCCGGCCACGTGCTCTCGGCGACCCGCTTCGGTGCGATGATCAGGGCCTTTTCGAAATCGAGCCTCGCGCTCATGAGCCACCGCATCGCGAAAAGGGCGCAGGCGGTTTTCCCCGTCCCCATGTCGAGGAGAAGGGCGAGGCGCTTCTGCGCGAGGATCCTCCCGATGATGGCTTTCTGATATTCGTGCGGACCGAATCTCATTGCAGCCCTCCTTTCAGCGAATCGATCGCCGCGTCGACGTCGTTCTTCGTCTTGGCCACGACGACGTCATGGCCTATCCTGCGGAGCTCCCCGAACACGTAACGCTGCATCGGCGAGAGCCTTCCGCCCACCGGGCGCTTCAGCTCGACGAAGAGGGATCTTCCGCCGTCCGCCAGGATGAGCCTGTCGGGATACCCTTTCGCCCCCTGGATCTTGAGGCATTTCCACCCGAGCTCCCTGCATCGGTCGACGAGGTGGGCCTCGACCGTCTTCTCCAGGATCTCCTTATCCGACATGGGATCGGCCTCCTTCTCGCATGCGCACGCACGCGAAGCGGGTATTGCCCGCATGGGCCTTTTGCGCCCTTGCCAGCGGAAATGTCCTCGCGCGTGTGTGATATCGTGTTACATTCATTGAGAATCTCCTCTGATAGCTAGATATTATGGGGTATATACGCGCGTAACAGCCGATGTAACAGAGCGTAACAGCTCCCGTAACAGCCCTTCCTTTGTTACAAGCCCGTCAGCATTTCTTTCCGCCGTGGCGGTACGGCCTGGTTTTGTTGTAGGCCATCTTCTCGGCTACGGCCGCCTCGAGGTCGATCCCATACTGACCGCAGATGTCCATTATCCGGATCACGGTGTCGGCCAGTTCGCTTGGGATTCCCTCCATCTTCCGATTGCCTTGGCCGTCGAATGAGTAATAGGTTTCGGTGAGCGCGTGATTGTTTCGGTATTCATTGTGAGTTTCGGACAGTTCCCCTACCACCAGCATCAGAAGCTCGCCGAAATTTCTCTCCTCCCCGTCCCACCATCCGTGTTCGACGGCGTTCTGATGCGCCTCTTTGACCAGATCGGTTATCGCTTTCCGCCCGTCGCCCTTTGTCTTTCCGCGATCGTTCAGACATGCGATCTCGTTCTCAAGCTCGGCGATGTGACTCTCAATACACTCCTTGCAGCCGCATCCCGAGGCAAGGTTCATTCTCTCGATTCTCAGTTGGGTCCCGAGCGCCTCAAGGGCTTTTTTGAAATTAGGCATCCCGCTCTCCTTTCTCAGCGTTCGGTCAGCACATCGGCTTCCACGTCGAAGTCGGCGCCCAGCCTGTCGATGGTCTCGGCCTGGCTCTTGTATTGGGTCCGCTTCCTCTGCTCTTTGAGCCAGGCCTTTATCGCGGCGACGTCAGAGCGCAGCTTCTGCCCGTCGCCCGTCTTGAGGAAGGCCTTCTTGGCCAGGGCGAAGCGCTTCTTCGCCTCGGATCGGATGGCCCAAAGCTCATCGGTGGGTATTTTCCTTTTCATTCGCCAACCTCTTTAGGCGATTCGCGCTTCGCGTCGATCCATCTGACAAACGCCCCGTAAAGTTCGGGATCCCGCGATTTGAGGACGATGTCAGCGGATTCGCATTCCGTGCAGGCGTAGACGCTTTCCTCGTTGTAGCCAAGAAATCCGGTATGGATCATGGCATCCATCATCTTCTCGGTCATCGCCGATTCAGAGGCGGCGTCTTTCCGGTTGGCCTTCGAGATGAAAAGCTGGCGAAGTTGGCGCTTGAGGGTTTTATTGATCTCCTTGCTTTCCTCATCGCTCCCGTTGCCCCATTTCTTAGAATCGATCGTTGAAACGATGTTGTAATAACACCACGTTTCTAGGATCTTCTTAGACTTTGATTTTTGCATATTTGGTTTTCCTTTCGGCCTTTTGGCCTTTTTCAACTTCTCAGTTCCTTGATGATCCCCTTCATGTCTTTTTCAGAAACCTTCGGGAACTTCTTCAGGAGGCGGTCGCATTCGCTGCAGAGATCCTTTTCGACCCAGCTGCACGGCATCCAATCGTTGTCTATGCAGGCATGATCGTCGTCGCATCCGCATATCCGGCATCTTTTATTTTTCATTTTTCAGCCTCGTTTCCTCCGGTGAGGAGCGGAACGTTCTCCTCTTTTCCTCCCGTTCTGAATTCGCGCTTGATTGTTTCGGCCCTAACGATGATGGCCTCGTTCTGGACCGCCACCCTCGCCACGGTTGAGATGGCGCTGGCTCTTTTTATTTCCTTCTTCGCGACCTCCGGATCGGACATGAGCTCATCGTCGTTCAGGCGCTCCAAAGCCTCCATGAGATGGTTCTGAAGGTCAATCGCTGTGTTCTGCGGCATGCTTCTTCCTCCTTTTGTTTTCGGCTCGTCTCTTCTCTTTGAGGGCCCATGCTTTGTGGCCTATTTTGACGATGAGCTCCGCCGCCTTCATCGCCGCTTCGTCTCGGCCCATGATATGCATCCTTTGCATCGGCCCGTAGATGCTTTTCTTGACGATGAACAGGTTCCCGAGATCGTCGTTCAGCGGGTTTTTGTCGAGGTGGATCACCACGCTGTCCTCAGGGCAGGGCGTCCCGGCTTTTTCAAGGACGATCCTCGCCACCGGCTTCCACCGCTCCCAGAGCGTCCCTTCGTCGGAGACCTTCTCATACCACCGCTTTTGGTTTCCGTTCCAGCGGACGATCCTTCGGTCCCCGATCTTGAAGCGGTCGTTCCATGGCTTTTGGCCCTTCTTGAACATCGTGGCCTTGGCCATCTCGTAGGTGTGCCTCGGCATCGGCACGCCTTTGTTTGGGGATGGATGCCCCTTCTCGAAGCGGCCGGTGAGGCCGCTGGAGGCGTGATGGTTCTTCCGCCAATGGCTCAGTTGCTTCGGGGTGAGGCGGATCCCGTAACGCCGGCGTATCATCTCGGACTGCTCAATCCCGGTCTTCCCAGGGACGATCGACCTGACCCATGCCTCTTGCTCTGGGGAGAAGATCCTATGGTTGTTTGGATTCATGACCGACAGCCTCCTTTTTCTTTCCGGTCCAGGCATCGATGCCGCGCTCATCGAGCACGGTTTCGGCGAGCTGGTTTTTCTCGCCGATCCATTTTTCATAGGCTCTGCGGTCTCTGACGTCGGCCTCGTCCCAGCCCCGCTCTTCCATGATCTCGGCCTCGCTGCCGAGGCTGTCCTGGAGGGTACTTTGGTATTCCTTCAGGAGATCCGCGTCGCTCATGGAGCGGTATTCGGCGAGGATCTTCTCCCTTTCGCGCTTCCTCATGGTTTCTCCCCTTTGTGTTTGACGAAGCAGCGCTGAGGGCCGTAGGGCCCCACCCGCCTCGTGCGCTCCTCCTGCTTCCATCCGGGGAGCTTCCGAAGCGATTCACAGATTTTCTTCGAGTCGATGAAGCTCATGTCGGAGAGCCGCTTCTGAAAGCACTCGCTCCAGATCTCCTGGGCGCAGACGCTTTCCCGCTCAAGAAGCCCGATTGGGTTGCCGTCGGAGTCGAGGGTCCTCCCGATCTCTTCGCGGTATTGATCGGTCGCCTTGTACCATTGCACCCTCTGATCGATGGTGTAGGAGTCCCAGGTCGAGGGCAGCTTCGTCTCCAAGTAGACGAGGACCATGCCGCTTTGCGGATCGTCGTCGGTGTGCGAATTCTGCTCGGCGAGAGCCGTCTCGGCGACGTGGTCCGGCATGTCCATGATCTTCTCGCCCTGGTCGTAGTAGGTCTTGGCCTCGGCCCAGATCTGGTGGACCTCGTCGGGGGTCAGCCCCTTCCATACCGGCGTCTCGACCTTGGACCGGGCGCAGTCGATGACGAGGAACCGTCTGGCGCCTGTCGCGTCGTTCAGGAAGCTCTCATCGTTCGTCGTCCCGATGAAGATGCATCGGCGGCGGTTGACGGAGACGTTCCTGGCATAGGCCTTCCGGTAGGTGTCCTCGGTCTTGCTCACGAAGTTCTTGATCGTCTCCCGGTCGGCCTTTTTGAGGGCCACCAATTCGGCCATCTCCATGAGCCATACGCCGTCGAGCGACTCGTAGGCCTGCTTCGATCGCAGGTCCGGGAGCGTGTCGCTCGTCCATCCGTTCCCTATCTTCTGTATGAGAAGCGACTTCCCCAGGCCCTGAGGGCCCACGAGTGTCACCATGTAATCGAACTTCTTCCCAGGCTCGTAGACCCGGGCCACCGCCGCGGTCAGCATCTTCCTGGTTATCGTTTTCACGTAGTCGCAGTCCTCGGCCCCGAGGTATCTGACCAGAAGCCCTTCGGCGCGCCTCTGCCCATCCCATTTGACTGCCTCGATGTATTTTTTGACCGGATCGAAGGCGTTATGCTCCATGGCCGCCGTCAGGGCGTCCAGGATAAACTGCCTGTTTCGGAGGCCGTAGACGTGGGCCAGGTAGATTCTCAGCTGCGAATCGTCTGCGTCGCTCCAGGTCGGCGTCGAGGTCGCCCTCTTCCAAGGCGTCCTCTTCAGGATCTCGGGGAATCCGCGGAAGACGTTCTCGCCCACGAGCCCTTTGAGGTTCGGGTCGTTTTCGAGGATGATCGCGGCGTTGTCGTAGCTGTCCTCGACGAAGCGGGAGCCCTTGGCGTAGGTTAGCTTTTTCATCCAGGCGTCCGGCTCCTCGGCCCCCTTGTCCAGGATCTCGGCGAAATCGGCTTCGGCCTCCGGATGCGCCTCGCGCAGCTTCCTCGAAAGTACCTCCTTCGTCTCCGGGTCGTTTCGGGCGAAGCCCTCCATCTTCCCGAAAGACGGCAGCTTCGAAGTCGGCGTGTCCTCTTTGGCGTCCTTGTCGAGCGTCCCGAAGAGATGGATCCGCACGAGATCGAAGCTGTTTAGGCTTTGGCCCCTCGCCGGATCGGTGGCGTGGTTCGAATAAAGGAATTTGTCGCCGTAGACGATGGCCCCTCCGGTGGTCGTCCCGCCGGCGAAGGTGTAGCGCCCGCCCTCGACCTTCTCGTAGATCTCGGGGATGAATCGCTCTATGGCGTCGCTGATCGGGTGGGCTTCGCAGAAGGCGCCGATCGTCCCGGGCTTTCCCGCCGGGTCGGAGAGCTTCGCGCCCAAAGCGCCCGGGCGCCGCTTGAGCTCCTTCGAGCTCGTGGGCCACTCCTTGGCGTCTTTCCAGTCGGCATACTCCGCGAGCACGGCATCCGGATCGCATACCCCGCCCTCGAATTCTTTGGCCACCGCCGGCTCATCGTGGGTCTTGCTCGGCCAGTACATGAGCCGCGCGGCCTCGTAGGTCGTCGGATCGAAGCATTCCATGCCGGCCAGCGAATCCGCCGCTATCCGTCTCGCCAAAGGCTCGTATTCGTCGGGCGTGACCTCCCTCTTCAGGGGGATGACGAGCCGGACCCGCGGATGGGTTTCGGTGCTCTTGTGGGTCGAATAGGCGAAGCACTCCCATTCGAGCCCGACCGAAAGGGCCTCCAGCACGTCGGCGCGGCAGTCGTCGAGATCGAGCGTCACGAGCGATCGGCTCTCGACGCATCCATTTCTCCGGAGGCCGTCTTTCAGGGTCCCCCCGACGAAGCCGCCGATGTCCTTGATCTGATCCTGCTGTTCCTTCGGCATCGCCAGATACTCGGCCATGGTCTCGCCGGTGTCTTTGCTTATGGCGAGTCTCTTCATGAGCTCGCCCCAGGTTATGGCTCGGTTCGTCCATGATTTGGCCATCCTGGTCGGGGCGATGGCGATCCTCAGTTGCTTCTCTTCGTTCATGATGCTGTTTCTTCCTTCCTTGGGTCCTGCGGCCCGACGCTCATCTCGGCTCTGAGATTCTCTTTCTGACGGATTCGGCCAAGGCGTTCATGTGAAGGTCGATCTTCCTGCGGATCCTCTTGCAGGCCCTCGCCAGATCGGCCCGGGCCTTTTTGGTCCCCGGATCGATCGTATGCGGCCCTGAGCTTTCCGCTTTCAGATCGTCGCAGACGATGCCAAGCGCTGTCTTGATGATGCTGAGCTCTCCGATCGTGAGGGGTATTTGCGGCTCAGAGCCGTCATTTCCGTTCTTGGCCATTGGCTTCCCTCCTTGCCTTCGCCTCCGCTCTCTCCCTGGCGAAGATCTCCTTCAGATGCCGCTTCTCGACGGCCTGGATCTTCCTCGCGAGATTCTGCTCGACGGTCGCGTCGCTGCAGAGGAAGTCGACGGAGAGAAGGTCGCCCTTCCATTTCTTCGCGTGCAGGTGGCTCAGGATCATGCTTATCTCCTCAGGCGTGAAATCCGTTGATTGCGCAGCCTGGCTCGGCCCTTGGGGGACGCTTCTTGCCTTCTCCCGAACGGCTTTGCGGCGCAGCATCCTCTCGAGCCGGGCCCGTTCCTTGGAGCTCGGGCGGCGCATCGCTCTTTTTCCTTTGCTCATCGTTTGCTTCCTTTCGCCTTCATGAGGCTTTTCGTTGCGGTTTGGACCTCCTCGGAGGGGATGAACGTCACGTTCTGCGCCTCCTCGACGATGACGAAGTCGCTCCCCCTCCAGCCGACTTCGGCCCGAAGGATCCCGGCGAGGGCGTCCATCCCCTGCCCCATCGGCGGGAGCGTCATCTTCAGATGGATGTCGCGGAGCGCGGTCGCCGCGTCGTAGACGTCTTCGGTCGCCGCCGGAACCACCGTTTTGTAGTCGTCTGTTTTGTTGGGTTTGAGGACGTACATCCTCCCGGGATCCGTGGCATTGGGATGGGCGGCGTTCCCGTAATTGACCCTTCCGTTGAGCACGCAGGCGGCGATGGCGCATTTCGCGGCTGATCCGCATGCGTCGATCGCGATGACGGTTATCTTCCTTTGGATCGGTATCATTGTTTTTCTCCTTGTTCTTCAGGATCTGCGGCAACACTCATTCGACGGTCTGCCTCCCGGAGCCCATGAGGTCCCTTATGTACTTTTTGGCTTCTGCGGAGGCATTCGACTCTTCGAAGTCGGCGTTGTCCCAATGCTCCTTCATCTCGTGAGAGAATTCCTCGCTGTTGAGGGTATCGAGGGCCTCGTCGCACCTTTTCCCCTTGTATGCCCCGACGAGGTATTGGGCCCTAGTCGAGAGCTTCTTGAAATCCGGCTTGTCTTTCAGCCTTATTTCCTCTGACATGTTTGTCCGTCCTCCTTTTCCGCGGCTAAGACCGTGATTAAGAAGGTCAGTTGCGAGACGATGACGGCGCAGAGAATTATCGACATGACGGCTAATGCGGTTGTTGTCATGGTTTCATTTCCTTTTTGGGTCGGTGAGCTTTCCTTTCAGATACTCGATCCGGTCCTCTTCCAGGATCCGGTCTTTCTCTTTCAGGAATTCCTCATAGGCCTCGTTTCCGGTCTTTTGGCCAAGCTTCTGATAGCTCTCGCAGAGATCCTTGTCCTCCATGTAGAGGGCGAAGATGCAATACCATCCGGTGAGGATGTGGCCCAGACTCTCGCTTATGACCTGATTCAGCCGTGCCTTTCCGATCTCTTCTTCGTCGAGCTTGTTCAGATACCATTCGACGTAGGCCTCTCGGACGTCTTCGTTTTCGTATCCGAGGCCGTCGAGGAAGGCTTCGGCCGTGTCCCGGGCCTCTTGGTCAATCCTGTCGTTCCAGTCCTTCATCTCCTGATATTCCTTGGAACCTCTGATGTAATCGGATTCCAGGTTTTCTATCAGTGAGACGGCCGAACCTTTCAGTCGGGCCTGGAAATTGGAGTCGCCGTATTCGTCGTGCTTGATCGGGATTGAGAAGGAGCTCGACCACCCCGAATCGGGGGCGAGCCCTCTTTCGGGTTCCCCGGAGAAGGCGATCCTCATCTCCAATCCGATCAAACCGTTTCTGACGTCTATCGAGTTGAGGCTGAGCTCGATCGTGAGGCCCCGGTAGTCGAAGATCTTCCACTTCTCCTTCCAGTATTTCTGATCCAGGTAGTGCGCCCGGATCCATGCGTAATCAATGCGGTACAGAGTTGTGCTGACGGCTTTGCTTTCCGGCTTCTCTTCTCCCATTTTCTTCACTTTTTCCTTTCGCTCCGGCGCTTCTCGCCGAGGAGCCTGTCATATTGTTTCTTTCGGTCTCGATAACCCTTCCAATTGCCGCGTTTCTTGGCTTTCGCCATCGCGAATCTCGCGTCTTCTATCTCCCTGTCCAGGCCGGTCGGGGGCCTGAAGGGCGCGGTCAGGCGTCCGGCGTTCAGGAGCTCTCCCTTTCCTTCAGATGTTGAGCACATCGCCGTAATCCCCCGGATCCTCGCCCCAGATCTCGCAGGCTTTTTTGAGGGCGGCCTTGAAGGCGTATTGGTTCGTGGGATCGGCCCGCAGATCCCCCTCCAGGTAAAAGTGGTCCCCGTCGTCCCGGTAGAAGATGACCTGGCGCTCGCGATCCTCCGGCTTCCCGTAGCGGATGTTCCCGGATATCACAAGAAGGGTGACGTGCCCATCCGGCGCGATGCTGATCTCGGGGGAGTTCGTCGAGACGTAATAGGCTGTTTTCCTGAGCTCGCCTTTCGCCTTCTCGTAGATGGCGTGGCGGACGGTGACGAAGATCGCTTTCGCCTCCGCCTCGGTCAGCTTCTTTTCAACGGACCAGCCAAACTCGATTCTCTTTTTCATGCCCGGCCCCCTTCTTTCTTCTCTTAAAGAGCCAGACGGTCCTTGAGCCCGGCGATCTCGACGTCTTTCTCATAAAGAAGGCCGGCGGATTTCGAGAGCTGGATCTTGGTTTCGTTGTCCTGCTTCTCGATCGCGGCCATTTGGGCCTCGGTCATCTCGATCTGCTTATAGAAATAGCCGACCTCGAATTCGCGTCCATCGACCACGCTCTGGACGAAGAGGTCAAGATCCGCGCGGATCCTCTGCTGAAGGACGGTGGCCTGCTCGATGTGGAGGTCGGTATAGCCTTTCTGATAGACGATCCCGTTGAACGGGCTGCCCTCTTTGTCCCAATCGACCATGTCGTAGGCGATTTCCCGGTAGGCCTTGGAGATCTCTTTCAGATTCCCGAAAGCCACGGCGAACTGAATCACCTTGCCGACGCGCTCCATGTCGAGGCCGGTCCCGTAAAAGGAGCGTTGCATGTTGAGTCTTTGATGCTCTGATTCGATCTCCATCGCGGCGCTTTCCAGCGTCCGCATGGCCTCCGAGAATAGGCAGGCGTCCTTCCCGTCGCAATTTTTGCAGTCGAATCCTCGTTTGGAGCATTCCTCGATGCATTTGATGGCTTCGCTTGGTTTCATTGTTTTTTTCCTTTCAGTCGTCCTTTTTGTAGAAATCGCAGATGTAGCTGTCGGCGTCGAGCGGAAGCCCTTCAGCCCATTCAAGGCCTTGAAGCTTCATGATCTCGACGATCGATTTCTCGTCGCGATCGGCCGTTTCGGCGGGCACCTCGTTGATGCATTCGTCATGGACGTGGAAGACGGTCCCCCACCCTCCGCCGTTCAGGATCCAGAGCGCCTCCGCGAGGCAGTCCCTGGCCGTGCTTTGGATGATGTTCTCGAAGAGCTTCCCGCCGTAGGTCTCGACGTATTGGAAGGCGTTCATGCCCTCTTTCATGTCGAGGTATTCGATCCGATCCCCTTGATCGGTGTTGCTTATCCGGATGCCTTTGTAGGCGATGAGGCGCCGGCTCGGGAGCCTCATGAAGAGGGTGTCTCTGAACATTTTCGCGGAGACGCCCTTGCTTCCGATCCGGTATTCGGCCCCCGGGTGGGTTATGGCCGCTTTGACGGCGGTCTCGGCCTCCTTCCAGAAGCGGACGATGCCCGGGTTGTTGTCACGCCAGAGATCGACGAGTACTTGGATCTCTTCGTCACTCAGGCCCATCCTGTCGGCTCCGAAGCGCTTATATGCTCCGATTCCGCCGCCGTATGCGCCCGCGAGTTCGGCGACTTTCCCTTTGGCCCTCTCCTCATGCGTTATCTTCTCGACCGGTTTCCGATAGATCCGCGAGGCGGTCTCTTTGTAGATGTCGCCTCCTTTGCGGAAGATCTCGAGCTTGTACTCCTCCCCCGCCATCCAGGCGGCTACGCGGCATTCGATCTGGCAGTAATCGGCCACCACGAATCGGCATCCCGGCTTCGGCACGAAGGCTGTCCGGATGAGCTGCGACAGGGTGTCCATCGGGTGGCCGTACTCAAGCTCCAGCCAATCGAACTCGCCTTTCGAGGCGTGATCCCGGGCGGCTTCGATGAGCGGCAGCGTGTTCCTGGGCAGGTTCTGGGTCTGGACGATCCGGCCGGCCCATCGCCCCGTCCTTATGGCGCCGTCGAATTGGAGTGTCCCGTGAAGGCGGTAGCATTTGTCCTCCGGATGCCAGACGGCGGCGCGCTCCATCGCCTCGTACTTGGTGAGGCTCGTCTTGCCAAGCTCTTTGCGGGCTTTGAGATATGCCCTGACCGAGGGGTCTCCGGCCTCCGCGATCAGGGAATCGAGCGAGGCTTTAGCCAGATTGTCGAATCTCACGCCTTTGCTCCGGAGCCAGTCTTTGGCCCTTGGCATCGATTGCGGGTTCTCGAGGCCGCTCGCCGCCCTAGCCTCGCCGATGAGCTTCTCCGAATGCTCCTCGACGTACCCGTTGATGGTTTTCGCCATGGCGAGGTCGACTCCGACGCCGCGGTCGTTGATGTCCTGGTCCGCGCAATAGATCTCCCATTCGTGAGCCGGGCATTCCGGATATTTGCTTTCCGCATCGCCGACCGATCGCTCGGCCTCGACGTCCTGGCGGTTGTAGTCTTTGAAGGTCTCCCAATCGCCCTTGGTTCCCGGGAGCGCGGCCTGCGGATAGATCCTCTTGCCGTCCTTCTGGGGCTTGCAGAATTTCGCGATCAGCTTCTTGCCGATCGCCATTTTCTTTTTGTCGTCGGGGATCCCGAGCCATAAGCCGGCTTTGTCCAGCGATCCGGGAAGGCCGAGCTGATAGGCCCGGACCATCGTGCATCGCCATTGGCTGGGATCGAGGGTCCTGCCGCCGTAATAGCGTTTTGAGAAGCAGAGCCTTTCGAAGGCGGCGTTGTGGGCCATTTTCATGATCCCGGGATCGGATAGGTCATCCGTCAGCCGGTTGATGTCGGGGTTCTCGGCGACGTCGTCCAGCGCCAGATCGATCTGCTTCACCGGCCCGTCGTCGTAGGCGTAGCCGATGAGCAGGATCTCGAAGCTCGGGTGCTCGACGTACTTGCGCACGCCGACTTCGGCGAGATCCAATTCGCAGTAGGTCTCTATGTCCAAGTGCAGCGTGCGCATCATCGTTTCCCTCAGAAAGGCTGATCGGGATCGCTGCCCTGGCCGGGGTCTGCATCCTCGGAGGGATCCCCGCTCGCGGGGGCCGGTTCCTGGATCAGGTCCTGGAAATCGCTTTGGGCGCTCTCGCGTCCTCCGGCGTAGGTCCCTTCTTCGGTCTTCATGACGTTGTTGAGCCCGCAGGCGATGCCCTTCTTGGCTCCGCTGTAGGCGTAGAAGTTGATCGAGACCGTGGCGACCATGCCGCTGTAGATCTCCTCGGTGTGGCCGGGCTGAGTCAGATCGAGGCCGTTTTTGGCGATGACGCCCGGCTTCGTCTTGCTGTTGGCGTTGAGGATCCAAAATCCTTTGTAGCTCTCGTCCTGCGTCTCGGCGGCCTTTTTGTCGCCGTCGTGGATGATGCCGTAGCAGAGTTTGAGGTCGGGGTTCTTCCCGCCCCATTTGGTGGCTTTGCCATCCTCATAGGCGGCGTCGATCGCGGCCTTGATCTTGGCCATGATGGCCTTGGTCTCCGGCGTGTCTTTCTTGAGACGCATCTGGACGGAGAATTTAGGCTCTCCGCCGTTTGGGCCGGCCTTCGGCTCGAGGAGCGCCACGTAGTTGAGAGAGGCGTTCGGGACGTAGACTTTCGTGATTTCTTGCTTGCTCATTTTTCTGAGCCTCCTTGGTTAATCAGGCCTTTGAAGTCCTCCGCAGCGCTGAGCGGCTTGTACTCATCGCGAGGGTCGTCGGCTTCGGCTAGTTGCGGCTTGCCTGGCTCGACGGTGATGTGGGGAAGGGCGATCTCCTTGTAATCGGCGGCTTTGAGGGCGCCCTTGAGCTTGTTGGGGCTCAGGAGTTCCTGGGGCTCGGTGATGTCCTTCACGAGATAGCCCCTGTCCTGCAATTGCTTCTTCAGCTTCTCCGAGTCGTCCCAGTCCCGGGAGGCGCGGCCGCTGACGGCCTTCCATCCGGGGTGGGCCTTCCCGTTCACGATTTCCGTGAGCAGGTGGCTCGAGACGTCGCCGCACAGCTTTTGGAGCGGGGCGGCCGTTCTGGCGAAGGAGCTCATCGCGCCCTCGCCCATGAGCTCCGGCGTGAGCCCGTCTTTCGATTCATCGATCGCCTGCAGAAGCGCTTCGACGACGTCATGGGCCCTTTTCTTGCACATGTCGCGGGCGGGGCAGAACGCCTCGCTGCACCATGGCCCAGAACGGAATTCGCCGCGGTCCTCGTCGGCCATCTTCGCAAGGGGCTTCAGAGATTCCCCCCATTCGAGGAGGTCGCCCTTCGAGATCCTTTCGCCGCTGACCCAGTTGAGCCGGGGCTGGACGATGTGCGTCTCGAAGCTTTCGATGTCCGCCTCCCAGTCGAGTTCCTCATAGGCGCCAAGGGCGTATAGGCGGAGCTGGCTGTTGTTTTGGCCGTCCACCATGACGCCCTTTCCGTATTTGAGGTCGAAGACGTGGCAGACGCCCTGGCTCACGATCACGCAGTCACTCGTCCCGAACCCGCCGGGCACCCAGTGGTCGAAGACCACCTTCTGCTCGATCAGCATCCGGGCGTCGGGGTCCTTGAGCCTCAGCCCCTCGAACGTCTCGGAGATCTCTTTGACGTAGATCTGAATCGCGTTCCGCATTTCCTGGTCGACTTTCTCCTCGGCGCCGTCCACCGTCACCGATTTCGTCTCGCAGTCCGCGAAGTCCGTTCGCCCGTATTGGGCGTAGAGGCGCAAGAGCTTCTCGGCGAAGGCGTGGGCCAGGCGGCCCTCATCCGCGTATTCGCTCTCCTCTTGGGGGAGCTTTTCGCAGAGAGCCACGGATCGCGGGCATTTGATCCACCGCTTCGAGCTGGAGGCGCTGAGCCTCGCATGCGTCTCAGGAGGCATCGGTTGCTCCTTTCTTCGCGAGGCCGCGGAGCGCCCCGACCTTCTTGATGAATTCGGGCAGCTTGTCGACGGGGACGTCGACCGGGGCATTGGCCCCGAAGAGCTTCAGGACCTCTCGGATCCATTTGATCTCGACCCCTCTTTTTTTGGCCGCCTCCACCGCTTTGAGCGCGTCTTCGTGCGTCACGGCTTTGGAGGGTTCGTCTTTCTTGGCGTCGACTTGCTTCGGCTCCGCGATTCCGGCAAATGGATCGCTGCCGTCCGGGGTCTCCTCCGGGATCGGTTTTTCCTCCGGCTTCGGCTCTGGCTTTGGCTTTTCCTCCGGCATCGGCTCGCAGACGTCATACGACTCCTTCTCCAGAGTTTTCTTCGGAGAAAGTCCTTCCGCGATTTTGAGTAGCCCTAGAAGGGCGTTGCTCACTGCCTCCACGGTCTCTTTCGTGAATTCGACGGTCACCTTGATGTTGATTTGGATAGGTTCCATGTGATTGCTTCACTCCTTTCCTTATCCATCGATCCGCACGTACTCGCCGGAGTCGGCCAGGATGTGGCTCTCGCCGTCGATGCGCGCGTAGATCGGCTCATAGCCGGGCTGCCCTGGCATAGGAGGCCAGGGCCCGTCCGGGTCGGATTGGGTCACGGAAGGCACCGCATTAGGGGCCTGCGCCGCCTTCCGCTTGGTTCGTCCCCCAAGCTTTCTCGAATTCATCGCCCAGAGCCGCCTCGTCGGCAGCTTCTCGTAGAAGGAGTCCGGGTATGGATAGCGCCTCTCGAGGATGGTTTTCAGAAACTCCCTTTCCTCGTCTTCGCTTTCGAACTCCGGACGCTGCGTGGGCGGGCCTCCTTTCCGGCGAACGGAAGGATCACGTTGTCGAGAATCCATCCGATCGCCTCGTCTGGGATATCGTTTTTGGTAAGTGTTTTAGTAACCGCTTTGGCCATGAAAAAAGACCTCCTTAGCTCAAAAAGTAATCAACGGGGTGGCCTGTAACGGCGCTGATGATCAGAAGATCGCTCAGCGTCCAGTTGGTCTGCCCCACCATTTTGTTGCGGAGGGTCCCGTAGCTGATCTGAAGCTTCCCGGCCATCTCCGCATTCGTGAGGTGGTTCTCGTAAAAAGCCGCTTTGATGCGGTCGGCGTCGACATGCTTCGTCTCGATGATGTTTTCGCTTTTCATTGGGTTTCTCCTTTCCGGCATCACTTCATGCCCCTGTCTTTCGTCAGAAGCCCTTCGACATCGATCGCGTCGTCGGCCAGGTATTCAAGCGCCGATTCCCAATGGGCCCATTCTTCGGTCCAGCAGTCGCCGCTCGAGTTGTCGATCGTGATCCATCTTCCGGGGCCTTTCGGGTCATAGGAGAGGTATTTGCCCTCTTTCTCCGGATTGCGCCAATCGCAGGGGTTCTCCAGAAGGCTTTCGAGATCCTCTATCGGAACGATCTTCGTCCCTTCTCGGATCAGCCCGCTCGCGAGCAAGGCGCTCAGCGATGATTCGGGTGCTTCTTGCAGTATGCTGGCCATGTGACCATGTCCCAATCGCCTGAGCATTGCGTATGCCCGTAGTGATTGGCCTCCTCTTTCGTAACGAACTTCCGGCCGTTGGCAAGAAGCCTCCCCGTATTGGGGCTTATCAGGACCCAAAGCATTTGCGGATCCTCCTTTCTTTTGCGCTCACCCGTTATTTGGCGTATTGAGCGAGCTGTCGCTCGGCGCCTTCGATCATCTTGACTGCGTTTTCCTCCGTCGGAGCGTGGCCGAAAAAGAAGGAGTCGCCGCAGTCGTTGACGACGAAGGCATAGCAACCGTCCCCGTTGATTTCGTATCTTCCGATTTCGCGGGATTGGACGATGCCGCCCTTTTCTTTTTTATGGACGATGCCGTATCCGTCCTTGTGGGTGACCTCATAAAGGGCGCCGTTGTTTTCCTCCTCGGCGGAGCTTTTTGCGCAAGCGTCCATGATGCTGCCGATCGCGCCATCGTATCCGATGATCCCCTCCCAGGCTAAAAAATGCTCAAGGACCTCTCTCGGGTCCATGGCGTCGGTTTGCTCTTCCGAGTATCCGCTGTTGACGAGGGCCGTATAGACTGCGCAGTCGTACTTTTTCATAAGGGCTTCACTCCTTTGCTGTGGTTCCTATGATAGTTAGTGTTTTTGTAACCGTCAAGCGAAACCGTTTAGATTTGTCATTATTTTTGTAACTGCTTAACATTTCTTTTGCTACACTAAGGTAAGGAGGCGATCTTCCATGGGCAATAATCTTAAGAAGTTCCGCGAAAATTCCGGGGAGAGCCAGTACGAGCTGGCAAAAGCATCGGGTTGCTCAAGGGGCTACATCGCCCAGATCGAGTCCGGGCATCAGAAGCTCACGCTGAAGCAGGCGGAAAAACTTTCGAGAGCCCTCCACGTCTCCCCTTACGCTTTGCTGGGATCAGACGCCATCAAGTACGAAGGCTCCTTCGGCGAGACTCTTCGCTCCCTGGTCGAAACTAATTTCGACGAGATCGTTGAGATGCGATCCGCCGGAAAACTGCCTCAGCGCGATTTCGATCTGTTCATGATCTGCAAAGACGCAACGGATGGGGCTCTGACCGAGGCCGACGTCGCTTCGCTGAAAGTGATGTCGGACGCCCTCATCGAGGCCCACCAAGAGGTGAAACAATGAGCGAAACAGTCTTTCCGCTGTTACGGTTTGTTACCTTTTCTGTTACATCGGCTGTTACGCGCATATTATCCACCACCTGTCTGTTTATTTCCAAACTCTGTAACAGTGTAACAGGTAATCACACGCGCGAGACATTGACGGAATCCATGTGCGTACGCGGGCTTTCTGGGGCGTTCCTGGGACGTGTGCGCGCCTACGCGCGAGCGAAGGAGGCTCATTTATGCCTTTGACGAGAGCGGTCGGTTATTGCCGTTTCAGCTCCGAGCAGCAGCGCGGCGGGTATTCCATCGAGGCCCAGGAGGACGCGATCCGGGTGTATTGCAAGGCGAAGGGCTACGACTTCCTCCGCTTTTACGTCGATGAGGCGAAGACCGGGACCAAGGACAGCCGCGATTCGTTCCAGGAGATGATGATCGACGCCCGCGCCGGGAAGTTCGATTTCGCGGTGGTGCACAAGCTGGACCGGTTCTCGAGGAACCGATACGATTTCGCCGTTTATCGGAGGCTTCTCTCCGACGCCCATGTGCGGCTCCTCTCGGTGACCGAGGACTTCGATGAGACGAAGCCCGAGTCCATCATGCTTGAGGGGATGATCGAGGCCATGGCGGAATACTATTCGAAGAACCTCTCCCGCGAGACGAAGAAGGGTCTCTACGAACGTGTCCGGAAAGGCCTCATCTGCGGCAGCATCCCGATCGGATACAAAAGGACCGACGAGGGCCGCTATCAAATCGATGACGCTCTCAAGGAGATCCCGATCGAGGTCTTCAGGCGGATCGCGTCCGGGGAGCAGCTTGCCTCCGTCGTTCGGGATCTGAGGGGTCGCGGGATCCGCGGCCGTCGTGGCGGTCTTATCTCCCATCAGGAGATCGAGAAGATCATCCGCAACACCCTTTATTACGGAACCAACACCTTCTCCTACGGGAAAGGCGACCCCATCGTCATCCCCGACGTCGCCCCCGCCTTGGTCGCGAAGGAGCTTTGGGCTTTGGCCAATCAAAGGATCCACGATCATGACCGGGTCGCCCAGCCGCGCCACAAAATTGCCGACTATCCTTTGACCGGTATCCTTTTCTGCGGAACCTGCGGAGGCCACATGACGGGTTATTCGCACATGAGCCGTGGAAAGAAGCGCGTCTCCTACTATCGCTGCATCCGATCGACCAATGGGAAATGCCCCCATTGTCCGATGCTCCGGAAGGAAACCGTCGAGAGGGCCATCTTCGAGGCGGCCTGCCGCGCCCTTTCTCGCATCGAGACGGCTTCGGTCGTCGCCGATGCGATCAACGCGAAGATAAAAGAGCGATCCTCCGGAGGCGAGGCCCGAATGGCGGCCGACCGTCTGAAGAAGATAGAGCGCGAGAGGGCCCTTCTCCTTGATGCGTACCTTAAAGGCGCGGTCCCGCTGGATCTGTATTCCGAAAAGTCCAAGAAGCTTGAGATCGAGCTCGGCCTGTCGAAGGCCGAGGCGGGGCGCTATGGGGTGTCGAAGCTTCCAAAGGTCACCGCCGCCCTGGTCGGAGCCGCCTTCAAGTATTACCTGGAGAAATGGAACGAGGTCGATGACCGCGCCGGCTTCTTCTCGGCGCTAATAGAAAAAGCGACCGTCTATGACGATCGCATTGAAATTGTTTATCGGCTTCCCTGCGAGGTGCGTAACGGCAACCAGCGGGGCGCGCCGCTGCCGCTGATGGCCGATCCCTTGAGGCTCGATATTCCATCGGGTCAGGGAAAGCGTCTTTGTGGGGCAACGGGAGAAATTATAATGTTTCGGCCCCGCTCTGACAAGAGAA